TGCTTATATAGCTGATGCATATAGAGCAGCTCTAGATACAGACAGTATATGTTACGCCGAACCGTCCGCTGATAATCCAATTGCCGGTATCTTCAATAACACTGAGCACACATGGACTACCACACAAACAACACACAATAGAGGCTATATGATACTCAAGCCTAAAGGTGCAACCGCAGATTGGGTAGAGAGTGAATTATCTAGTCAGGAGATATCTGCAGAGAACGTTAGAATATTAGCATATCACAGTGAAGTTGATGACGCCACAGATGAATACTATGCTGGGTTATTACAGAGCCATTCCGCCGCGATCCTCGAAGGCGCGTCGATAGATGATCTCCAAACGATTGACACCGCGCTAGTTGGTAGCATAAGTACTAACAACGAGCACACTAACGATGAAGTCTGGAATAGCCAAAAAAATATTCAATCGTTCTTTGATCCAGACAGAAATAGCGTAGTAAGGGCATTTGAGTCAACAAGAGGCGAGGGGCTCGCCGGTGTAATTACACAGTTAGACATTGCAAATGAAGAGTCACTATGGGGTACAGACCAAGAAAGAAACTTGAGAGCACCAATGGTTGTTCAGATAACAATAGGCTTCTCACCAATCCACGACTTGCCTATAGGTTTAGACTCACAGGGAATGATGACGTCTGCTCCGTATGGCGTCGGTAATATTGTTAGAGATCGTTTTGGTCACCCATACGAAGATGGAAATCAAGAATCCACCAGTGACACAGTTATAGCGCCGCCAAACGAAGTAACAGTAACAGCACCTGGAAGTTAACAATGTCAATATCTAGATATAAACGATCATCAAGAATACGCGGAGGGTCTATCCTGAGCACTTCTGATACTAACACACGTCTTAGAAAAGCAGCTGAGTCTGGAAGGCTGTCGTCAAGAATTCACGTCTCAAAAGAAAACGAGCGATTAGACATCTTAGCCGGTAGATACTTGGGATCATCACAATACTGGTGGGTTATTGCAGCATGCAGCGGAGTGGGATGGGGCTTGCAAGTTCCGCCAGGCACAAGACTTATAATCCCTAAAGATATATCACAAGTTGAAGAGTTGATAGGCTAATGTCACTAACACTGGGAACAGCTACAAAGCTAGATGAAGCACTAGACGGAATAGCACTTTACTACGGCATTCTAAGAAAAGATGCATTCAACACACTTCTTATGAGTGATACTGAAAGTACAGATTTAGGATTTTCACCACCCGATCCCAGTATAGAAGACTCTGCAGTGTCATTATTGACAAACATAGTAGAAGGTGGGCTCTTCATAAATGAGTACTTAGGAAAGATTGCTGAGACAAGCGCGGGAGAAGACGGGACAACATTTAGTGATAAAATCAATCAATATGTATGTATTACGTCTGACTATAATGACCTAGCGGGCGGAACAGTGCCTCAAGACATTCCCGGCTATAATGCTAGTAATAATGGAAACTTCCGAGGCCAAGGTGACGCTACTAACATTCCTGTTGACGGAAATGCTGGAAATATTTTATTTGACATTGACCATTCTATGACTGATTCTGAATCTGATGTTGCCTCTGCTGGGCATGCCTTTCTAAATATCAATACAGCGAATCCAACAAAATCAGAACCATCGCTGGGTGTTATTCAAATATTTCCCCCTAAGTTTGACCCATCAAATAATAATACTGATGCTATGGCATTTTTCTTAGCAGGAATTCCAACGCTCGAGCTTTCCCGTGCAGTACCGTACATAGACGTACGATTGATAACAGAAGGGTCTTCGTCATCATTATTTCCCGAATCAGACAGCCGCTATATAAACACCGGTACACCAAACCTCACAGGATTTTTATACGGTCGCCATGACGTTGGTGTCGGAGATGATACAGCTGCAGAGGGAATAGTAAGTGGAAGAGACACAGACTTTGACATCACAAATGAAGCAAATAACAATATATCCACTTCTGGAATGGAGCTATTCACAGCACCGCAAACACTAGTTAATGCCAACGAATCACATAGAGAAATAAGCAACAATACTGACTCATCCGTGAGAAGCACCCCTGTAATTGACAAATTTAGACCCTTGATGACTCTCAATAATCTAAAATTCACAGTAACACCCTCAGTCGGTCTTTTCTCCCACAAAACAGGTGCTATGACTATTACACTTCATGATCGAAGTCGACTTCATGAAGTAGCACACTTGGTCAAACCATCACTGTACGGAAAGCTTAAGCTAATGATTACTTACGGCTGGTCACACCCGGACGGTAAACTGGACAGTACTTCAACATTATCTAGCAAGTATGGACAGTTTATTGATGCACTCAAAGTAAAAGAATTCTATCAAGTTGTCAATACGAGCTACTCTTTTACTGCTGACGGTCAAGTAGAAATTCAAGCTAAACTGAGCATGTTAGGTCAAAACGCGCTAAATACTACTAAGGTTTACTTGGGAGAAGGGCTTGTTGAAGAAGCGGAAGCAATTCAGGCAATAACTGAAGCGATCTCTGTTATAAGAAGCCGGCTTTCTAATGCAGCCGGTGGCGTATCAGAACTAGAAGGCTTCGGCTTTTTAGAGTCTGTTTCATCTGATAGAACAGCAGCAACCTTAGACGATGAAACAATGCAAGAAGTCAGAGCGTTTATAAATTCAAATTCAAATAGTGAAGAATTGCAAGAATTGGGTAACTTGAGAGACTTACTCAAAGATCTTTACGGCACCGCCGGCGACGGATCAAATGGTGCACTAAGATCTCTAGAGACTTCAATAGCTTCATCTATAGGGGGCAAAATAACTGATCTAAAGAGAAACGATCCCTTCTTCCGCCCAGTCAACCTACCCGCAGAAGCCGGAAAAACAATCAGCTGGCATTTTCGAGGAAACCGTCGAAGAACGAAAAAGTATGTATCGTTCGGCATGGTATTATCATCATTTTTAGGTGTCCCACTAGCAAAAACGGGACAATTTGATGAAGTACAATTACTATTCTATAGCTTTAATGACAAAGCATCATTCATGAAAGACTTCAATATAGCACAATATCCAGTATCAATATCTGACTTTGATACATTCATAAGCGAAGAGTTGAAAAAAAATCCAAAAATGACAGTCAACTCTTTTGTTGGGTTCATGAATAAATATTTTTTCTCTGATCAAGGCCAAGCTGCTTATGGCATGAGTGGAATATACGCTGGGAGAGATGAAGAAGATGCAACACAGAGAGTTCTTGCTACACAGTACATGTCTGGTGAAGAAGTGAATACAACGAAGCTGCTTTCTGCAAAGCAACGAATACTTCGAGAAGCTTATGGTGACGACGATGATCTAACATTTCGAAAGCCCGTAATTCAAATGCGTATGGAGTCAGTTCCACACCAGAGCATACCTAACAAAGTAATACTTCGAGTTTATGTCACAGATCAAGTACAGACATCACATTCTGGGCCTATTCAATTATTGAGTGCAGCAAGGAACTCACAAATAGGTATGATAAATATTGAGTCAAGAAATATAACATCAGGCGACAGTGAATCACTCAGCGCTGATCATGCATCAGATTACCATGCTATGATACGAGACGCTATAGATCGAGGTTTACTTGAGCCATTTCCTGTGCAAACTGGTATAGCTTCACCCATATCACTTGATGAGATGAAGGGAAAATCATTTAGGCTCAAGGGCGGAATTAGCGCAATTAAAGGGTATCTTAGATCAGTTATGCCTTATTTTCGTTACGGGACAGGCACTAGCGGCGTTCACTCAGCAAATTTGCAGTCTATGCAAAACTCTGCGCTAGCATCTGTCAACATGCTTAGAAACGGATCATCAGATGATGAACCATCAGGATATCAAAATACAGGTGTGCCGCTAAGGGTAGCACCAATGGAGCTTACTCTAGAGTGTATGGGCTTCCCGTTAGCCACTGTAGGACAGCAGATATTTTGTGATTTTGACACAGGAACCACAGCGGATAATATCTACTCAATTACAGGAATTGAGCATTCTATTAAACAAGGTGAGTTTGGAACATCACTCAAGTTAGTCAATATGCCAGATGCGTACGGTAAGTATGAGACACTGTTTGATATGGTTGGTAAGGCAATAAAGCAGATAGGTGAGCTTGATCCTGAGAGTAATTCATAAATAAATGTACTTAGTTTGTTTGTGTGGTATTATTTTCACGTGAAACTTTGTATTAGAAAAGATGTGATTGGCACATCGCAACACTTAATTGTTGATATAGCAGAGAGTATATCATATAGCTGGTGTAGTCTGTCTCCTAACAATATTTGGACAGTTGGTGCAGCTATAGATGAGTACGTATTGTCTATTGAGGCAGCTGCAAAAATCACAGGCCAAGTTATCCCGCATATCGCGGCTGAGAAACACATTGAAGCATTCAAAGCTTTGGGAAGTGAAGATTTGAGCTCAATCCCATGGCGACTAGTACTGGGACAAAATCTATTCGATAGCGGTCTCAATTGTATCATCCAAGCAGCTCAGAATGTCATCTGTGGACTCGATCGTACGAACTATACTAAAACATACACAGACGCTAGAGGATTTCTTCTAAGCCTTTCTAGAGCTACTACGTCAAAAGACAAAATTAATCGGTACGTCAATGAGACAAGCTCTGGTCCGTCAGTTATATCATCATTACAATCATTTCTTCCAGACAACAATATGTTGTCAAGAAAAGTGTTATATGATCAATCAGCTACTGTCACAGGCCGGTTGACAGTGCAATCTGGGCCTGCGATTTTGACGCTTCCACAAAAATATCGTAATGTTATTCAAAGTAGCTTTAAGCGTGGGAAAATAATTCAAATTGACTTTGTGTCAATTGAGCCTCGAGTTTTGTCGTTAGTATTGGGGGGATCTCCCCCGGCTGATATATACACTCATATAAATCAGAATCTTTTTGATGATCGGATGACTAGAAGTCAGGTTAAATTAGCTGTTCTTGCTGCTATGTACGGAATTTCACACAAAAAGCTTTCTGAGATGATTCCCACAGAAAATTCTAGAGCAGTTATTAGAGCTGTAAGAAATTTCTTCGGTTTGGGAAGATTAGAAAACGAGCTAACCCTTGCAGCAACTTCAGGAAAGCTTACTAATTACTTCGGCCGACCTCTAGCGTCAGATGTATCTAGAAAAAGCATACTTATAAGTCATTACATTCAATCGTCAGCATCAGATCTTGCCTTGACAGGTTTTTCTAAATTAGTGAATGTACTCGACTATAACAATGTATCATTTAAGCCAATATTTGTTATTCATGATGCTCTAATAATTGATGTCGACACAACATGTTTAGATAAAATTGAAAGCATATGTGCTGAAGGCTATAAACATGATCTGGGAAACTTTCCATTATCAGTAACTACTATCACTTCCGGGAATACTTAGCATTATCATGGCAAACAATACAGAAAACTTTATCTTTAAGCAAATACAAAGAATTATCCAAGAAGAAAGAAAATCTTCAGGTGACAGTTCATCTAATGTCCAGCGAGGTTATGTTGGAAAAGGTGGTATCAAGGCAAATATTCGTAGGGCAAAAGCACTAGCTCATCAAAATCCTCATAAGCTAATGGAAGAACTAAGAATACCTAATAAAATTGAGGGTAATACAACTCCAAAAATCGTACTAAACTTAATTCGTGCGGCAATTTATGGGACTGATCTTATGCGTAGGGCATATTCTGGTGCTGTTTTAGATGAAATGCCAAAGAAATCTATTATTAGAGTTTCTACGTCGGAGATTACACCACGAGATGGGACACTTTACATGACACATACACTTTATGGCGCTGAAAAAGCTAAATTGCTTAAAGCTACTGATCATAAAATTGTAGTAAATAGATCTTCTAATGGAGTTGAAATTGTACTTACTAAAATATCGTAATAATAAGGGTGAAAAATGAGCATTGATAGAATTCAGGATAACTGGAACACATATGAAAAGTTGTGTGGAAAATTAGAAGATAGCAATCTAGACAAACTTTTAGACACTGTTGGTGAACGAATGATTATGTCACCAGCATCGCCAAAAGAAGATCAATACAATTGTGCACCTGGAGGTCTAATTGAACATTCGCTAGATGTAACGCTTACAATGAGAACTATGTGTAAAGCTTTAAGTTTAGATGTGGATACTAATTCTATATTGAAAGTTGGTCTCCTCCATGATATTGGAAAGGTAGGAGACACAGAGACTGATTATTTTATTGAACAAGACTCATTGTGGCACCGTGAGAAACTGGGCCAGCTTTATAAGTACAATGATAACTTACAGAAGATGTCGGTTTCACATAGAACACTGAATCTATTACAGCATTTTGGAGTAACACTTAGCACAGATGAGTGGCTGGCAATTCAGCTAGCACAAGGCTCACACTTTGAAGAAAATAGATTCTATGTAGGACATGAACCGTCTTTAGCGCTTCTTCTTCAACAATCAAAACAGCAGGTTATACATAGGAATAGAGGGTAGCACTTATATATTTAGCTATATGAGACTACTAAGAGCATATATTCGTGCACTCATTGCTGAAAATGCAAAAGAAGATAAGCGCAAACACAAAACAGATAAGTTACTAACTGAGCCTGATGAGACTGCCGGCCGAGAAAATGGTGATGAACATCATGATGAAGCAAGTGCAATAAGCACTGGCGCCGGTTCAATGCAGTCTGCAGGCACAATTCAAGGCGTAACAACTCCTTTGGGCACTGGACCAGCGCATCCAAAAAAGTCTAAGAAGAAAAAGAAAAAGTCTCCAGGAGAGGCTTATGCGAGTTCTTTTGCTCGTGCGTCTGCTGTTAAGAATATTTAGATACTTTCTATTAACTACATTGAACATTTGAATCACTATACACTACTATATAACTGACACTAACAAAGAATTTGCAATAGCAAACTAACAAACTAACAAACTAACAAACTAAGGAGTTAGAAACATGGCAATCGATTTCGATGCAATTCGTAAGAAGCTGGGACAACTTTCCGGCAGAAGTTCAAAACGCAACACAATGTGGCGACCACAAGAAGGTGAGGAACATACTGTTCGTTTGCTTTCATTTCCAGATAATGATGGGCAACCATTCAAGGAACGCTGGTTCTATTATAACATTGGAAATAATCCAGGTCTTCTAACACCTCACCAGTTTGGAAATCCTGATCCGGTTCAAGAGCTAATCAATAAACTCCGTGACGATGGCAGTAAAGAGTCATATGAACTCGCCAAGAAGCTGTATCCAAAGATGCGATCATATGCACCTGTTGTGGTTCGAGGAGAAGAAGATAAGGGTGTACGTCTCTGGGCATTTGGAAAGACAGTATATCAGTCACTTCTGAACATTATGCTAGATGACGACTATGGAGATATCACAGATCCAACGGATGGCAGAGATGTTAAAGTAATTTGCACAAAACAGCCCGGCAGAATGTGGGCTATGACTGAAGTTCGCCCACGTGGTAAGCAGTCTACTCTTGCTAGCAGTACTGATCAAGCGCAGCAATGGGTAGGAGCAATCCCAAACTTAGATGACTTGTTTACTCTTAAGACATATGACGAGCTAGAGAAAATTGTCAATGATTGGTTGAACGGCGATGCAGATGATGAGTCAGAAGGCTCTACGAGAGGGAATACATCTTCGAGTACTTCTACTTCAACTACAGGTACATCTACTACAGAAACATCTAGCAAGTATAAAAGTCTTGATGATGCCTTTGCTGACTTAGAAGATCTGTAAAACTTATAACGGGGGCGGAAACGCCCCCCAAATTTCTTCACATACATTACATATATGGATACCTGTATGGCAAAAAAGTCAAACGAATCAAAAGATTTCACTAGTGAGCTAATAAAATCGCTTAACAAAGAACATGGAACACGTGTTGCATACAATTTGTCATGTGATGATTCACCAACACATGTCAAGCGATGGATATCGACAGGGTCCCGACTTCTAGACTATATCTGTTCAAACAGGAGAGACGGCGGCTTACCAGAAGGAAGAATTGTTGAAATATTTGGCCCGCCGTCAATTGGAAAGTCGCATATCGCTACTCAAATTGCAGCGTCTACACAAAAGATGGGCGGAATTGTAGTATATATCGACACAGAAAATGCAACAAGTGTAGAAAACCTTGCAATGCTTGGAGTTGACGTATCAAAGAGATTCGTCTATGTTGATACACACTGCACGGAAGAAGTATTTCAGGTTGCAGAGTCTACAATCTTAAAGGCACAAGGGCTGGACAAAGATGTACCCATTACTATTATTTGGGATAGCGTTGCTGCTTCTTCACCTAAAGCAGAGCTAGATGGCGATTATGATAAGAATTCTATAGGTCTTAACGCTAGAGCTATATCCAAAGGAATGCGAAAAATTACTGGTGTTATCGGTCAAACAAACACACTGATGGTATGTTTAAATCAGACGAGAACCAAGATAGGCGTAATGTACGGGGATCCCACGTGCGTCGACCCGTTTACGACTAAAATTAAAATTCGTTACGACGAAAACTCACTTTTCGCGGAGAGGTTCCGTGAATATAATGCCAAAGGAGATAACGATGGCACTAACTGAAAGAGAAATGACTTTTTCTGAATACGCAAGTATTTTAGGGATTGATGATTTTGAAACACCCTGCGAATACGATCTAACTGACGTTGGTACTATGATTGAAGGTCAAAATGGTTTTACACCTATGACCAACTTCGTAGTAAAACCAGCTGTAGATATTTCGTATTTATTAGGAGATTTAAACGGGACAGCTGTTCACAGAACACTTGTTGATGGAAGATGGACAAAGCTAAGGGATAATCCGGCAGCCAAACAACTGCATGGGAAAATGAGTGTAGTTGATGTTTCGGTTCCAGATGGAAACGCTTACATTGCTAACGGCCACATTAACCATAACACAACTCCGGGTGGTGAATTGCTTGCCTCCCAAGCACGAGTATAAAATGCAAACTCATCCCGTGAATTGTCTGGGACACCCTGAAGCCTTTATCACTACAACGTGGCGAGTAATTGCGAGCGTGATAGTTCAAAAAGATAGAGGATTGGGCAATCAGCAGCCAAGTCTCCTGGTGACAGGTTAAAGGTTCAGAGACTAGTGCATGGAGTCTTCAATGAAGATGGTAAAGCACCACGAGCGCGGGACAAAATATTAATGAGCGATCTAAATAAGCTTTCACACAATAGTATTTTTGAAGATATAGTCCATGCTAGTTAGAAATAACCAGAACAGAATGGCTGCGATTCCATTCCATTCATCAATTCGCCTAAAATTGGGTGCTGGTCAGCAAATTAAAAATGGTGATGACGTTATAGGCATAAATGTTTCGGCAAAAACAATAAAGAATAAAGTGGCAGCCCCATTCCGGACAGTTAAGTTCCAGATACATTTCGGAAAAGGTATTATAGAGCATGAAGAAATATTTGATATTCTCAGAAAGCATGGTCCAGTAACTGTCGACGGCAAAGTCATTGAAATTTCAGGAAATGGCGCCTGGAAGCACTACACACTAGCAGATGAGCTAACAGGTGAAGTGTTAGATGAGAAGAAGTTCTATAAACAAAAATTCAACGAATTGTTAGAGAAGCCAAAGTATTCTGCCTATATTGACAAACTTCTAGAAGTTGCTATGGTAAAAATTCTTGACAGTAACGAAAGTATCGATGTCAATGCTGAGTCTTACGAAGAAATACGTGCTATAGCTATGGAGCTCAAAGAAGATATTTCAGGGGAATAAAGTGTCAGAAAGACCTGTTCTTATAGTTGACGCGTTAAATGTCTTTACAAGGCACTTTGTAGTAAATCCATCAATGAGTGATCAAGGTCATCATGTGGGAGGCTTTATGGGATTCATGAAAGGTCTTAGGCTGCTATGTGAAAGAATAAGACCCAGTAAGGTTGTTGTTGTCTGGGAAGGCGGTGGTGCACCCAGAAAAACTGCTATTTTCAAAGACTATAAACAAAGCCGAAGACCTCAAAGGTTAAATCGATTTTATAGTGACATACCTGATACAATTGAAAATAGAAATCGACAAGTTACCCTTACTGTTGACGCACTCAAAAATGTACCTATAGTGCAGATGTATGTATCTGATTGCGAAGCGGATGACGTAATAGGATACTTGGTAAAATATGCCTTCAAAGATAACGGTGTTGTAATAGCATCGTCAGACAAAGACATGTATCAGCTAGTGAACAATAGAGTGACTCAGTGGTCACCAGGGCAGAAAAAATTCATAGACACAGAAACTATTATTGACAAATTCGGAATTCACCCGAATAATTTTTGTACTGCTAGATGCTTTATTGGTGACCCATCTGATGGTCTTCCAGGGATAAAGGGTGCAGGTTTCAAAACAATGGCAAAAAGGTTTCCGGAGCTTCGATTGGAAGCTGATGTTTCTGTAGATGACATTATAAAGAAATCACAGGAATCAATATTGACTAGCAAGGTAAAAGTATTCCAAAGCATTGTCGATAATTCTACCGTAGCTAGAAGAAATTGGAAGGTGATGTTTTTAGGAACCAGCAATCTTTCAGGCACACAAATAAATAAAATATGTGGTGTGATCAATACATTCAAACCCAATAGGGATAAGATTAGTCTCATGCGCCTTTTGCTTCGTGAGGGTATCAATGACTTTGATGTCGACACTTTTTACATGACAATTAACAGTTCATATGCAGGATAAATTAATGTTACCTGGTGAAAATTCTCATCACTTTAGAAGTCATGGAAAGCAATTTCAAGAAAAGATCTTTCAATGCTTAATTAACGATCATCGCTGGGCTACACAAATGATCGAAGTAATGGAGCCCGGATTTTTTGATGTGCGATATCTAACATACCTTACCAGCAAGTACTTTAATTATTTCGAAAAGTATAAATGCTTTCCGACAATGTCTTTGCTAGTAAATGTAGTCAGAGAAGATCTTTCTGACGGTAATGATTTGATATTGAGAGATCAGATAGTTGAATTTCTTCACAGAATGAAATCAAATCCCAACCCGGGTGATTTACACTACGTAAAAGACAAGTCTCTAGATTTCTGTAAACGTCAGGCATTTAAAGAAGCACTGGAAAAGTCTGTTGAGCTTATTCAAACTGATAAATTTGAAAGTGTGATTGACCTTATGAAAAATGCAGTAGCTGTTGGCATGCCGTCATCGATTGGTCATGATTTTTTTGAAGACATAGAGGCAAGGTTTGTTGCATCACGACGAAGAGTTTGTCCGACAGGAATTTCCAAGCTTGACAGCGAAGAAATATTACAAGGCGGCCTCGGCAGAGGTGAATTGGGAGTAGTAACAGCAAACACAGGTGTTGGAAAGAGTCATTTTTTAGTACAGATGGGTGCAAATGCACTTAAGGCTGGAAAGTGTATAGTACACTATACATTCGAGCTAACAGAACATGCTGTAGGTCTTAGATATGACTCTAATTTATGTGATATTCCCAGTAATGAAGTACCAGGACATAAAAGCAAAGTAATAGAGAGATACAAAGATAATGACTTGGGTAAGCTAATTATAAAAGAATTTCCAACAGGATCAGCATCTGTCATAACACTAAGAAATCATATAGAAAAAATATCTATGAAGGGATTTGTGCCAAGTGTTGTAATTATTGATTATGCAGATGTTATGAGGGCTACAAGATCATATGACTCTCTTCGGCATGAATTAAAACTAGTTTATGAAGAACTAAGAAATCTTGCTATGGATCTTAACGTCCCAGTTTGGACAGCTTGTTTTCATGGTGACACAGTAATAAGCAGCCCAATCGGGAAATTTAAGATAAGGGACATGGTGGGTAAATGTAACTTCCCAGTGTTTTCATACGATCATGAGCAGGGTAAAATAGTCTGCAAGACAGTAAAGTCTGTTTACAAATCTGGCGAAGGACAGGAGTTATGGAAAGTAACGTTGGATAATGGAAATGAGGTTATTGTTACACCCAACCATAAATTTATGCGTAGAAATGGCGAATATGAAGAGTTGCGAAATTTGAAGATTGGTGATTCTTTAATGCCGTTCAACAGACGAATTAGAGACAATAGAAAGCAAATTTATCTAAATAATGGCAAATGGGAAAATCAGTGCAAGATTGTTGCGGAGTGGAAATTTGGTGAAATTCCAAAGTATCATCAAGTTCATCATATTGATATGAATAAATTTAATGATCATCCAGATAACCTCGAGGTTCTTACAATTTCTGAGCACTATAGAGTTCATGGAAAAGAAAGCTGGAATAAAGATAACCCGGGCGGCATAGAACATCTTCGCGAAGTATATTTAGAAAGGATGAAGAGCAACAACCCGATGTTTAACCCGAAAACTCGCGAGAAAATGGCACAGTCTAGAAAGGGCAAGTGTATGGGTGATGATAATCCAATGAAGCTTGATGAAAACAGGAAAAGGGTTTCTGATGCACTAGAAAACAGTCAAGCTTTTAGTGATTATATAAAAGCTGTACCAGAAAAGATGAGAAAGGTTTGGAAAGATAGGCCAGATGAACAACCAAATAAAATGGTAACTAAATCTGAAATTTCTAAATGGGGATCATCACGTGATGATAGAATCATTCAACATCAAGAGCTTGCGCTGCTATGTCAAACATACAAGGAGTTTATAAAGAAGGCTAAGCATATTCCACTGCGAAGCAGTAATAAGCGACAAGTTTGGAAGAATAAAAATCACAAGATCGTAAAAATTGAGTTTTATGGTCATGACGACGTATATAACATGGAAGTTGAAGATTTGCACAATTATGCACTTGATGCAGGAATAGTTGTTAAGAATTCTCAGGCCAACAGAGACTCAGCAAATTCAGACATTGTCGGCCTCGAGAACATGTCAGAAGCATATGGTAAAGCAATGGTTGCTGATTTTGTTGTTTCACTATCTAGAAAAGCAACAGAAAAAGCTGATGGCTCTGGTCGACTTTTTATAGCTAAAAACCGCGCCGGAAAAGATGGTTTGGTATTCCCTATTCACATTGACACCGCGTTATCTAAGATCGAAATACTGGACGGGGATCATATGACTTTGAATGAGGCGGTTCGTCAAGATGACAATGCAATGAAGTCATTGCTTAAGCAGAAGTGGAAAGAAATGAACGGAAAAGAAGATTGATATATAAGGAAGGCAAGTGACTTACTCTTTTAGTGACGTATACGAAAAAACATTAATATATTTTGATAATGATGAACTTGCTGCAAGTGTTTTTCCAACAAAATATGCCCTAACAGACAAAGAAGGAAATCTACACGAGGAGACACCAGATGATATGCACCACAGAATGGCAAAAGAGTTCGCAAGAATAGAGGCAAACTACAAAAACCCGCTTTCTGAACAAGAGATCTATGATATGTTCTCATCATGGGAAGTTGTCCCGCAGGGCTCCCCAATGTCAGGAGTAGGAAACCCATATCAGATTCAGTCATTATCAAACTGTTTTGTAATCGACAGCCCAGAAGATAGCTACGCCGGAATACTACATACCGATCAAGAGCAAGTTCAGATTATGAAACGTCGTGGCGGCGTAGGCTTTGATATCTCGAAGATCCGCCCGAAAGGAATGGCTACATCAAATGCTGCTCGTACCACTGATGGTATTGGTATTTTTATGGAGCGTTTCTCTAACTCTACGAGGGAAGTAGCGCAGGGTGGCAGACGTGGTGCACTTATGATTTCAATCAGCTGTTTTGTTGGTGATACTTACGTGTTGACAGAAGATGGCTGGATGAGAATTGATAAAATTGTCAATGAAGAATATTCAGGAAGAGTTTGGACACATGAAGGCCTAAAACCAATAACAGCATTTCAGAAATTTGAGAATAGAGAAGTGTTTGAAATAGAGTGTGAAAATGGCAGAAAGATTACTGTCACACCTGATCATGAGTTTGTTGTAAAAAATATAGTAACAGGCGAGGAATATCTCAAGCCGATTATCGAAGTCGACCCAGATACTGAAGAATTAGTTTTCTATGATGAGTAAATATTTACTTTTTTAGTGCACTGATGTATATTTTTTATATGAGGCACACAGAATGTTAATTAATTTTGAGTTAGCTAGAGTTGTAAAGAACCACAAGACAGAAAAAGAAATATTTGTAATAATGATGAATGAGATAAAAATTGATGAAAGTATTTTTAACCTGAGGAAATCAGCAACATCAAATATTTCCAGAGTCATTGGTAAACAGAGTTTTGAAGAATTAATGAAGAAATCAATATTAAGAAAACATGATCTAATTTGCAAAGCTAGTACATGCAGCAATCGTGTACATTTTAACTTTCATCGCAAGAAAATGACTGTCTATAGCTATTGTTCACATAGCTGTTTTATGAATCGGCCAGATCGTCTAAGACGTATAGAAGATAATAAAACTAGTATATGCCGCTACTGTCATTCAAAATTTAAAACCAAAGAAGTGAGACAAAAATCTCATAGAGAAAATGCTCTATGTCATAAAATAGAATGTAGAGATAGAATGAACGACGATCGATCACAAAAAATAAAAGAAAAACACTGGACAAAAACTCACCCACATGCGAAAGAAATAAGAAGCCGCATGGATAAATCACGATCAGTTGCATATCAAAAAAAGCGAGAAGCAGGAAACCCTGTAATTCCCTGGAACAAGGGCAAGACAGGTATTTACTCTAAAGAAACAATAGAAAAAATTAGAAACGCAACAATTAAACAGCTCGAGAATCAAGTTTTTAAAAAAACGTCTATTGAAAAAACAGTTGAAAATTTTTTGATCGAGTCAGACATAAAATACAAATATTCTTTTATCTTAAATCGAAGACAGTTTGATTTTATTTTGCTAAACTCTAAGTGCGTTGTTGAATGCGATGGTGATTATTGGCATGCAAATCCAGCGATATATGAGCGCTTGGGAAGGGAGCCATCTGAAAAGCAAAAAATGAAGCGTCTAGATGACAAGATTAAAAATAAAATAGCAGAAGATAATGGATATAAGATTTTAAGATTTTGGGAACATGATATTAACAATAATTTTGAGTACGTAAAGAACGCAATACTGAATGTGGAAAAATAAATGAATAAAACGACATCAAAAATACTAAAGATAAACCCAAAGGGAAGAGAAACTGTATATGATTTTACAGTCAAAGATACACACAGGATTCTTGCAAATAATTTTTATACGTCAAATTGCAACCACCCAGAAATAGAAACATTCATCAATATCAAACGTGATCTCACAAAAGTAACCGGTGCAAACATCTCAGTCAGGCTCAATGATGAATTCATGCACGCGGTTAAAAATGATGAAGAATTCCAGCTACAATGGCCAGTAGATTCAGATAACCCTGAAATAACAAAAACTGTTAGAGCTACTGATATCTGGGATCAAATAATCGATTCAGCTCATCAAATGGCAGAGCCCGGAATCTTCTTCTGGGATAACGTAATCAACAACTCTATTCCAGATTGCTATGCAGATTTAGGCTTCAAAACGGTTAGCTCAAATCCTTGTGGCGAGATAATTTTGAGCCCACTAGACAGTTGCCGGTTGATGGTGGTCAATTTAGCCAAGTTTGTGCAAAAACCATTTACCAAACATGCACGCTTCAATTGGGATAAATTTTCATCAACAGTTCAAAAATCTCAACGTCTAATGGATGATCTGATTGATTTAGAAATAGAGCAAGTAGATAAAATAATAAACAAAATCCAAGAAGATCCAGAGCCTGAAAACGTAAAACAAATAGAGCTAGAGCTGTGGCAAGGAATCAGAGAGCAGGCCCTGAAAGGACGTAGAACAGGGCTCGGGGTAACTGCTGTTGGCGATACACTGGCAATGCTAGGCCAAAAATACGGTTCAGAAGAATCCGTTACTACTATAGAAAAAATCTACAGGCATCTCGGGGTAAACGCTCATATCTCTTCATGCATTCTCGCTGGCGAGCGTGGCACGTTCCCAATATTCGACCATACAAGAGAAATAGGAAATAAGTATTTAGAAAAAATACTAGCAGCTGATAATGAGCTAGGTGCCCTGTATTCTAAACATGGTCGCAGAAATATTGCACTAACTACGACGGCGCCAGCTGGTTGCTTGGTTGCCGAAACAGAGGTCAAGACAGACATCGGAGTAATGACGCTGGAAGATATTTTCTATGAAAACGATATTGATATTAATGACCTGCAAAGCGAGTCACGGATCTGGTTTGAAGCAACTAAAGAAATAAATGTTTTTGATGTTCATGGACAAGCGCATTCAATAACTAGATTATTTTGGAATGGAAAATCAGAAGGAAAAATTATAAAAACATCTGCTGGTAATGAGATAAATTGTAGCGATGAGCACAAGATGCTGATTCTGTCAAAATGCGGAAAATTTGGAATCTGGAAACGAGCAGATGAGATCATTCCTGGTGACAAAATTGTAAAAGTTTCATAAGCTTCACTATAGCTCCATATTTATATGTGAATGCTGGAGCAGTTGTGAAAAAAAGAAATATAAATAAAAAATTATATCCAACAAAATGGAATGAGTTTTCTAATTCATTTGACGAGAATGAAGCGATCGAACAATACTACAAATTTTGTAGATCGTTTTGTTTAGAAAAATATCAATTAAAATTTGGAACAGAAGAGGGCGAGCGCTTGTTTTACGAAAAGAAAAACTCTATACGCCGCGGAATGTCACTTGAAAATTGTGTAGCAAGGCACGGAAAAGAAAAAGGCCAGCATGCATACGACGAATGGAAAAAAGGTGTTAAAAATACAAGGCAAAACTTTATTCGAAGACACGGTCAGAAAAAGGGTGTAGCAATGTGGGAATCATACGAAATGAATAGAGATAAGCTTCTTGTTTCATATAATGAAGACCGCCCTAACGATCAATTTAACACAAAGATAGAATATTGGTTGAAAGCAACTGGTGGTGACCAAGCGCTAGCAGAGGTGTTACTGTCAAAACGTCAAGCAACATCAACACTTGAAAAACTCATTCAGATTTATGGTATCAGTGAAGGGCCAAAAAAATATAAAGAATGCAGTGCTAAAAAAGCCACAAGACTCATTGATTTTATTGAAAAATACGGTGAGAGTGAAGGCGTTCAAAGGTATGAAGAAAGAAACGCAAAAGTTGTTTATTCGAATTCTTTATCTGGAATGATTGCGCATCATGGTGAAATAGAAGGGAAACGCAAATACCAAGATGCTTGTAGAAAAAAAGCGCACACGTTAGAAAACTTTATCAAACGCCACGGCGAAATCTCTGGAAAAGAAAAATGGGATAAATATCTTGCTAAAAAAAGTTTTGCAGGGACATTGCTTGGGTATATTGATAGGTACGGGCCTGTTCTCGGTAAGACAAAATTTGATGAGCGTATAAAAAACTGGCAAGGTGATTTTACACAAATTAATTATTCAAAAATATCATTTGAATTTTTTACAGAAGTTGAGAAAAAACTTAAAGAGCAGAACTGCAATGTAACGATGTTGTTTGGAGAAAGTGAAAAAAGGTTTTATGTTAAAACGCATGACAGAAAAGTAATTCAACCCGATTGCTTGATTGAAAATATTAAGCTTGCTATTGAGTTCTACGGTGATTATTGGCACAAAAATCCAAAGATATACGAGGGTAAAGCTGCAGTAGAAAGAAATGAAGAAGATATACGTCGAGCATTGATCCTAAAAGAGCAGCATTCAATTGATACGATCGTAGTTTGGGAAAATGATTACAAAACGAACAAAGAAGAATCAATTAACAGAATAAGTGATATAATAATAAAAAGGATAAGCAATGGAGACAATTAATCTAGAAAATGTAGCATTTGACACGGTAGATATTTTATCGATAGAAAATACAAAAAATGTGACAATGGACATTGAAGTCGCTGGCACACATTATTATACTCTTGGAACAGGTGAAGTATCACACAATTCAGTCTCAACTCTCACGCAAACGACATCAGGAATAGAGCCTGCATTCATGCTCAAATACACCCGTCGCCGTAAAATAACACACAGTGAAAACGTTGAAGCAGATTTCATCGATGATATGGGAGATAAATGGGTTGAGTACGATGTATATCATCATGGTGTAAAACAGTGGATGGAAGCTACAGGGCTGACTGACATTGAACAATCGCCATATTTTGGCGCAACTGCTAATGATCTTGACTGGAAACAAAGAGTAAAAATACAAGCAGCTGCTCAAAAATGGATCGATCACTCAATTTCAAGCTGTGTTTCCAAAGATACACTATTTGAAACTGACAGAGGGCTGCTTTATTATGATGAAATTGTTGACATAAATAATACAAATGAAGGCTTCAAAGAGTATATTGGTAATATTTCTTTAAAGACAGAAAGTGGTGAATTTATAATGCCTGATTATATTTTTAATAATGGCATCAAGGATACACTGGAGATAGAATTTTCTGAAGGGAGTGTCCTGAATTGTACAGAGAATGAGCTTTTACGATGCATTATAGGTGATCGTTTAGTTTGGGTACGAGCTGATGAGCTTGAAGAAGGAGATGTTATTTTTAGAAGATAGTCCAATAAAAGCTTGATCATGCACACTTATATACATACATACTATGATCAAGGGATAAATAATGGGCTGCAAATCTGAAAGACATATAAAACTAATGAAAACTTGCTTATCCAGACACGCAAATCAAACAAGAGAATTTCTCGATAATATTTCGATCGAAGAACTTTCATCGCTTTATAGCGAGTGGAAATCTCAAAAAACAAAAGCAGCCTACAGCAAGTGGAAAAAGTCAAATGATGAACGTGAAGAAAGCTTTTCCGAAAGATCTTTACGAGGTATGAGAAGCTGGGCTAGAAAAAACTGCAAAAAAGACCTAACTGATACTGAAGCATATGAGTTCGCAAAAAGCAACATGAAGCCTACCAATCATGGCTTGTTAATTAAACAGGGTTTGGCAAAAAAACATGGTGATAAAATATCTGATGAATTTAGGCGAAGAAGAATACAGGCTATAGCAAACTATTTTGATGTGTCAGCAGCAAACGTGACAGAAGAGATGAATAAAGAGTTTTCTAAAAAGAATGCAATAAAATCAACTGCACTAGAATGGAAAACATCTCATATTAGAAATATTGGTAAAAACATCGACGAAATGTCACCAGAAGAGATTGAAATAGCATATTCAGAATATCTAAGCTTACGATATAAAAGAGAAAGTTTAGATCACAACAATGGCTACAAAAGATCAAAAAAAGGGTGGTTTAAATTTGCAACAGGCGTAGATGTGTATTGCAGGTCATCATGGGAATTTAAATTTTGTAATATTGTGAATGAAAAAATAATCCAGCGTCCAGATCTTACTGCTAGATCACCAGATCGGATTATGTATTTTTGCACAGCAACAAAGGTAAACAGGCACTATTATCCAGATTTTTTACTTACTTCTCCGCTTGGAAAGCTAGTGGTAGAAATAAAACCACTAAGCAAAACAACAGATCAAACAAATGTAGATAAATTTTTGGCTGCATCAAAGCTGCATGGTAAAGATTTTGTGGTTGTTACTGAGGAAGAACTTTTTCGTGATAGCAAAATACAAGAAATAATTGAAAGGATATTGTAATGGATTTTTTAAAAAACGGTAGATTACCATCAAAAATTAGAAGCTCAAAGAAGGCTGCGCTGATGTTTCTTGTCGATATAGAGCAAGAATTTCGCCGCGTAGATGTAACAAATCCCGATATTTACACTTTGGCTAATTGGTGTGAGTATCCGTTCTTTGGAAACGAGCTTCATACGTCAAATGTATCAATTGTAAAAAGTATAAAAAGTGGAAAAACTATAAGCACGTACGATTTTTCTGTTCCTGGCGCTCACAATTATAATGCATCAAGCGTTATTTGTCATAATACTTGTAATTTACCAGAAGACGCAACTCCAGAAAATGTCCGTGAAATCTATGAATCTGCTTGGGAATCTGGTTGTAAAGGTTTCACTGTTTATCGTGAGGGGTCACGTTCAGGTGTCTTAATCGACAAATCAAAACAAAAAGACAGCACCAAGTTCACATCACAAAGCGCACCAAAGCGCCCTGACGTTCTTAAGTGTGACATACATCATGCATCAATACAGGGTGAAAGGTGGACAATACTAGTAGGCTTATATGATAAAAAACCTTATGAGCTACTTGGGGGACTTTCAGAGCTAATAGAGATACCTAAGAAATATCGATCAGGCTATATCGTCAAACACCCACGAAAAACAATGAACAGCATTTATGATCTCCACTTCGGAGAAAATGGAGACGAAGTAATAATTAAAAATTTGGTAAAGGTTTTCAACAATCCAAATTACTCATCATTTACAAGAGTGATATCTCTTGGTTTGCGCCACGGAGCTCCTGTTCACTATGCTGTAGAGCAGCTTCAAAAAGATAAAGATGCTGATATGTTTTCATTTAGCAAGGTAATAGCACGCGTGCTCAAGAATTACATAGACGATGGGACAAAATCATCTGAAAGAAAGTGTAGCAATTGTGGAGCAGAAGGGACAATGGTGTTTCAAGAAGGTTGCGTATCATGCACAGCATGCTCATCATCAAAATGTGGGTAAACACAAAGAATCTATAACTAGAGGAACAGCTTAATGAAGTGGACAACAAATATCTCGCCCTTGCTCAAAGAGTTTGAGCTAAGAAAAAATCCCGTGATAGTTCGAGTAAATAAATTTGACGAAAAATCTGCAAAAGAGTTTCAAGAGTCTATAGCACGTGCTCATAATACGGGCCAGTCAATAATTCCAGTTGTAATTGACTCATATGGCGGACAAGTCTATGCGCTCATGACAATGATATCAGCTATCAAGCATTCAGAGATCCCAGTAGCAACAATTGTTGAAGGCAAAGCAATGAGCTGTGGCGCCATACTGTTTTCTTGTGGTGAACAAGGTCTGCGATTCATGGATCCTGACGCAACTCTAATGATTCATGATGTGTCTTCCATGGAGTACGGTAAAGTAGAAGAGATAAAAGCATCTGCAGAAGAAACAGCGCGATTAAATCAGAAAGTCTATGCATTGATGGCCAGAAATTGTGGAAAGAAAGATGATTATTTTTTGAAACTTGTACATAAAAAGAGCCATGCAGACTGGTTTTTAGATGCTGAAGATGCAAAAAAACACGGCATGGCAAATCAATTGCGAGTACCCAAGTTCAATATCTCAGTCACTGTTGACATTGATTTTGAATAAATAAATCAATTATTATCTCCTAAAGATGAACAAGCAGCACTGAATTATAATTTGGCACTTAAGTGAATTAAATATGATATAATTCATACGAAGTGCATATATATAACTGTATGGACACTTTCTTAAGTCTGTTCATTCCAGAATACGTTAACTTTTGTTTTTTCAATAGCAGCACAGCAAAACGATAAGCTGGTGCCGCTACATTGATAAGTTTGTTAGTAATGAAATGGTCTATGTTGTATATGTTGTATATGTTGTATATGTGACAGTAGATCACAATTATCAATTCGAATAAAGGAAATTATAAAAATGGGTTATAAAACACAAATAAAAGCCGGCCAGCTTACGGGATCGATCCCGACAGATACTGAAACAGCAGCTGCTGCTAGTTCACTGGTCATATCTGACCTTGGCGGAATTCTCGATCATATGGCATCAGCCATTAAAAGAACACACGGCGCTGCTACATGGTCAGCAGCATCATCTGGATCTTTCTCTACTAACATTTACCCAGCATCTTCAGATGGTGCTTCTCTAGGTTTTACAGACAAAGAGTGGTCAGATCTTTATCTTGCTGACGGCGGCGTTGTTTATCTCGGTGCAGATCAAGATGTCTCTCTAACTCACGTTGCTGATACAGGTGTTCTTTTGAATGCTGGTATGGAACTACAGTTTAGAGATTCTGCTTTAGGCATCAAGTCTTCAACAGACGGACAGTTAGATATTGCTGCTGACGCTGAGCTTGAAATCGTTGCGCCAATTGTTGACATCAACGCCTCAACAAGAGTAGATATTTCAGCTCAGCTGACAATCGCCGGAAACGTTATTCCAAATGCAGCAGGTGGTTCAAATCTTGGGTCAGCGACAGCAGAATGGGGTGATGTTTACCTTGCGGATGACAAAAAAGTAACCTTTGGTAGTGATCAAGATTTCGAAATAGAGTATGATTCTACCAACTCTGTTGGTCGTCTAAGTGGTGTAAATGTACGTGTAGGACACGGCGCAGAAAGCGAACTTCAGTTTAGAGATTCTGCCATCAAAATATTCTCACCTGCTGATGGTCAAATGGAGCTTGAAGCTGATTCAAAAGTACTTGTTGACGCACCGACA